CGGGCAAGCCTTATTTTCTTAATGGTACTGATTTAATTCGTGTTGATAGAAGTGTTGACGAATTCGGCGCTGAAACTTTTACTAACGTTGTACTTGGAAGTATACCGGGTGAAGATCGCGTTAGCATGGCAGACAACGGCAAGGAGTTAATGGTCCTTGTGCCTGGTGGTAATGCTTATATCATTGATGAAACTAGTGGCACTCCATTTGTACAGATTACAGCGCCCGGCTTTACCTCAAGCGGTGCGCCTCAAATCGTAGTATTTATTGACTCGTTCTTTGTTTGCTCAACTGATAGTAAAAAGTTTATCCGCTCAGATTCAAACCAAGGCACTGTTTGGAATGCGCTTAATTTCTTTACGGCAGAATCAGACCCTGACGATATTGCAGGGCTACAAGTTTATAACAATAAGTTATTTGTTTTAGGCTCGGAAGTTACAGAAGAATTTAACAATAACGCGGGAATATTTCAACGTACAGGCTTTTTTATTGATAAGGGTTTATTCGCTAAATTCTCAACTATCGCTACAAACAATAGTTTTATGTGGATAGGTGGAGGCACTAACGAAAGCCCTGCTATATGGACGCTAAACGGCAATACACCCGTTAAAATCTCAACTACTGCCATCGATTCAGCTTTGCAAGATTTCAGCTTAGAAGAGATACAACAAGCCTTTGCTTATTCATACGCTCAAAACGGGGCTTACTTTGTAGGCTTTTCATTGCCAACTAGAACATTTGAAATAAACACTATTACGGGTAAGTGGAACGAAAGAACAAGCCAGATTATTAACAGTAAAGGATTAACAGAGGTTATTCGGTGGCGCGTTAATTCTCTTGGTACTGCTTACAATCGTGTTTTATGTGGCGACTCACAAGATGGTCGTATTGGCTCAATAGAGCAAGATACTTACACCGAATACGGGAGCGAGGTTATACGCACGTTTTCAACTCAGGTTATAAGTGATCAAGGTAACTCGTTAATCATAAGCCAACTTGAAGCAACTATGGAGGCTGGCGTTGGTGACTTAGTAACAGAAGACCCAAAAATTAGAATTAGTTTCGCCAAGGATGGTAAATCTTTCGGTAATGAATTAACCAGAAGTATCGGTGGTATAGGTGAATTCGAGCGTAGGGCTATATGGTATCGACTAGGTAGATTTCCACGCATGGTAGTTATCAAGGTTGAAATGTCCGACCCTGTTAAACCTGTATTTATTAAGTTAGAGGCAAAAATAAGGGCGGCGCAAAATGGTCGATAGAATATCAATACCTAGCGCCAACCGTCCTTTTGTAGATGAAAAAGGAATACTAACCTCTCAGAGCAGGACGTTTATACGCTCTGTATTTATTCAGGCTTTGATTATTGATTCAGGAAGCCCAGAGGGAGTTATAGAGGCTGAGATTGGCTCAAGCTATATGGATAACACAGGTACGGCAGGAAGTATTTTATATATTAAACGCGATGCTGATGATGGCGCAGGAGATAAATCAATAGGGTGGATATTAGTATGAGCCAAGCAATAACAGAGGAGGGGTTAAGTATTAAAAGGGGGGTTATCTCTGCTGGGGCCAATAAAATGATAGAGATGATAAAAAATAAAGAAATAGATGAGCAGGAGTGTCCTGTTAAGCATAGATTCTCAAAAGGATGTTATATCAGAGAGATATTTATGCCTAAAGGTACTTTGATAGTAGGAAAAATACATGCAACGGAACATTTTAATATCTTGCTTACAGGTAGTGTGACAGTCGCCACTGCCGAGGGCGTGAAAAATATATCTGCACCTTATACATTTATATCTTTAGCTGGAACTCAAAAGGTTGTTGCGATCCATGAGGATTGTATTTGGCAAACGGTGCATGTAACAAATAGTACCGATTTAAAAGAGATAGAAAAAGAGGTTATCGTTGATGATTACGATGACTTATCTGTTGATGGTTTATTAAATAAATGTAAAGAGGGCTTATTATGTCATGGGGATTAGTGGCGGTGGCTGGGGCCACTATTGTGGGTGGGGCGCTAGGCTCTAAGGCTTCTAGTGATGCCTCTAAGGCATCGTCTAAAGCGTCAGCATCGGCATCAGCAATAACAAAAGAAGCAGCAGATCGAGCAAAAAAAGACTCAACCAAGCTATTTTCACAAGCTAGAGAAGATTCTCAGCGAGGGTTTCAAGGTGCGCTTGATGTGTTTAGTCAATCTTTACCTGCACAAACGCAAGTATTTCAACAGGGCAATATAGCCGCTCAAGAACAACTACTTGCTGGCTTACCGCAGTTTCAAAACGCTATTTTAGGCGGCAATATTGATTTTAGTCAGTTACAGCCTACACAAGTGCAAACACCAGATTTAGGATTTTTTAGTCAAACACTGCCGGGGCTTGCACCTCCTAGCACACCAAACGATTTAACTGGATTGCCGCAAACAGCATCCCCTAGTACACAATTTCAAGGCTCGTCACAGCACAACGGCTTTATACCGCCCGGAACATTCGGCGGGCAGCAACCATCACCACCAGTAAATCAAATTCAGAGTAATTTATTTGCTGGGGCTGATAATAACTTATTTAATAGCCCTTTCGGGCAGCGTAGAGGAGCCTTTTAAAATGGCAATTGCACCACGCAGAAGAACAGGCGGCCTTGCGCCTCAAAACATGATGCTGGCATCGACAAGCGGGCTTGCTCCTAGTCAGGGCGCGACACTAGCTGCACAGCAAAAACTAAGGGACGGAACACCTATAGGCGCTCAAACCTTATTACCACAACAAGCTACACCTTTGGGCGCTCAAACTCTTGCCCCACAGCCACAATTTGGTTTAGCTGGTGCAGAACAAGCACAATTGGCTGGTCAATCTGCTGGTATCGCAGCACTAGAGCAAGGCCAAGCAAGCGCGTTAGGTACGTTAGGGCAAGGTCAAAACCTTATAGGTCAACAGTTAGGTTTTGGTCAGCAATTATTAGATCAAGCTGGTCAAGCGGGCGCGGGTGCCATTCAGGCAGGAACACAAGCAGGGTTAGGCGCATTACAAAACACTCAAAACATTGCACAGCAACAATTACAGCAAGGCCAACAAACTTTATTAGGTGGCGCTCAAGGTGCGCTAGGGCAAATTCAACAAGGTCAGAATTTTGCACAAGGACAATTAGGTCAAGGTCGTGATTTATTATTAGGTGGCGCACAGGCTGGTGTCGGTCAAATTCAACAAGGACTAGGTGGTGCTTTAAGTCAATTAGGGCAAGGTCAACAAGCTTTAAGTGGCGGGTTTGGCGCACAAGCTCAACAAGTCGATCAAAATACAGGGCAACCATTGTTCCAACAAGCGGCTGCTGGTGTTGGTGCGTTTTCCCCTGCTGGACTACAAGCTCAAGGTTTGCAATCTGCTTTAAGCGGTGCGCAAGGTCAGCAAGCATTCGATCAGGCTCTATTGAACTCTCCTGTTCAACAGTTTTTGCGTGAGCAAGGCGAGCAAAGCAGAATTAATCAAGCGGCGGCTACTGGCGGTTTAGGTGGTGGAGCAATCCAGCAAGAATTAACTAGGTTTGGTCAAGGCTTGGCTGGCACTCAATTACAGCAACAAATACAAAACTTAGGCGCTTTATCTGGTCAAGGATTACAAGCAGCAGGGCAGCAAGGTCAATTCCTTAGCCAAGCCGGACAGCAGCAAGGGCAGTTAGCAGGGCAAAATGCAGCTTTAGGCACGCAGGCAAATATAGCTAGTGCAGCAAATAGATTAGGAGCAGCACAAGGACAAGCTAATTTATTCGGTCAAGGCGCTCAGTCATTCCAAAGAGCGGGCGAGGCTGGCGCTAACATTTTAGGTCAAGCAACTGGTCAAGCGGCTAACCTATTCGGTCAAGGTGCTGGATTTGGTCAACAATCTGGTTTAGCTGGTGCTAATGTATTAGGTCAAGCGGCTGGTCAAGCGGCTGGACTTTCACAGGCTGGTGCTGGTTTGACTTCGCAATTAGGATCTCAAGGTGCTGGATTCGCTCAAGCGGGTGGATTAAATCAGGCTAACTTACTAGCTAGTCTTGCTGGTCAAGGCGCTGGCTTGACTCAAACGGGTGCGGGTTTAACTGCTGGTTTAGCTGGTCAAGGCGCAGGACTTCAAGCTGGTTTCGGTGGTCAAGCGGCTAATATTTTCACTGGCACAGGTCAGAACTTAGCGCAAGGAAGAACACAAGCAGGGCGTGATATCGCCGGAAATATTGGTAGTACTACGTCACAACTAGCGCAATTAACCAACCAACAAGGCGGCGGCTTAAGTGATATAATAGGCGCAGGTGGTAGTAACTTAGCTAATTTATTAAGTGGATCTGGTCAGTTTTCGGCTGGTCAAAATGCACAATTAGCGCAGTTATTAAGTAACTTAGCAACAGGGCAAGGTTCTCAGCTTTCTAATATCGCTTTAGGGCAAGGTAACGTAAATGCTCAGGCGGCATTAGCTCAAGGCGCTAATCAGCAGCAGCTTATAGGTAATTTAGCTGGCGCTTTCGGTCAATTTCAAGGGCAAGGCAATTAATTATGGTAAACGATTTTAATCCGTTACGAAATTTTAATCAGGGCTTTGACGCTGCATCTAGACGAAGAGAGGCGGGTTTAGAAAAGTCTGAGGCAGAGCGATTAAGAGCGCAAAGAGAGTCTTTTGTTAATGCAAAAAACAAAGGTCAAGCTTTAAAGCAGTTGATTATCGACCAGCCTAAAATTGGCCTTGCGTTTATGAGTAAGATGCAGACAGATGAAAGAGGTCTTGATGCGTTAATCGAAGATAGCGTGATGATAAAACACCAATTGGAAATAGATCCGACTGGTGCTAGCGCTATGGCATTATTGCAAAACAGAAAGCAAGTGATTGACAGTGGTGCTTTAGGTGGTAATAGAAACTCATTCCAAACAGATCAAGCTATTTCTGTGCTTCAAAATGAAGGGCCGCAAAAACTACATGAAAACATGAGTATGTTTATTGATATTCCTAATCAATTAAAAGGGCAAAAAGGCGTAAGCGTTCAATCATCAAAAATACTTGAAGATGGCTCGGTTATTGAGGTACTCAAAGGTGGTGGAAGGCAGGTTATTTCAACCACGGGCGAGATATTGACAGGAGAAGCTGCTAGGGATGCTGTTAAGGTTTCAAGGGATCAGGCATTTAACCGCAAGAAAGAGCTAGCAAGATTAAGCCAAACAATTAGGCGTGAAGAGGCTAGGGAGGGCTTATTAACCGACCAGCAAAAAGGAATACAGCGCGGAAATATACAAAGGCTGGGCGAATTATCCAAAACATCAGCGAGTAGGTTAGCATCGATTAAAAAGGCCACTAAGTTTAAGATGGCCTTAGACAAGGGAGAGGTTCAATCAGGCGCGGGAAGAATAGGCGCGTCTTTTATCCCTGGCGTATTCACCAAGCAAGCTCAATTCGATGAGGAGTTTAACGCGTTTGCGGAAATAGCAGCAAGACAGGCGTTAAAAGCGTCAGGTGAGACTAGACCAACAGACCCAGACGTTGAAGGAATGAAACGAGCTATGTTCGGTATAGGCAGGGACGAGCAAGTAAATATAACTTTGTTAAATGATTTTATAAGCGCTCAAAATCAAGATACAGGAGAATTAGATCAGCTAATAAGTGCTAGTAAAGACGGAAGTTTAGGTGGCTTTACATTTACACCATCACAAGGCGCGATAACTGATATAGGCTCACTTTCTGATGAGGACTTATTCAAATAATGGCTACTACTCAAGAGAAATGGCAAGAGATTGCTAATAGAGGGTTGCAAGATAGGTTTGACCCACAAACAAGAGCTAAGTTTGATGAAGCTGTTAAGCGTGGGTTGATAACTACTACACAACCTCAAGCACAGCAACCTATACAGCAACAACCTATAAGCGCACCAGTGCCAGAAGAAGATGTTTCAGCGATACCGGGCGGCGAGTCATTTGCACAACCTAGACCAGAAAGATCTTTCGGGGAAACTTTAGAGGGATTAGGAGAGGCGGCTTTAACTATCGGGACTGGCGCAACAACTGGCGCTTTAGGTTTTCTTGGTGGTAGCATAGAAGGAATAGCAAAAGAATTAACAGGCGCAATACCTAGCGGAGAGGGCGCGAAGATAGCACAGGAACGAGCAGCGGCTTTAACTTTTGCGCCTAGAGGCGAGGCAGGACAGGAATTTGTCGGCGATATAGGCGAGGCTTTAGGTTCATTGCCCCCTGTTGGTTTAACAGGTGGAGTGATCCCTAAAATAGCAGTGCCTAAGTTTCAAAGCAGAAACAAGGCCATTAACGCTATTAGTGAGGCAGGAACAGACCAAATTAAAAAAAGCTTTGCCAAGAAACTAGGTAAAGATAGGTTTGAGCCACGTATTTTTGGCATGGTCAAAGAGGCTAGAAAGCAGGGCTTTGATGATTCAGTAACAACAATGATTGCAAACTCAACAAAAAACAACCGCCGTAGCATGTCTAAACAAGTGGCTTTGATAGAAAGAGTAAAAGGCAACGCTAGAGAAAAGGCACTACAAGGCGCTGCTGACATAGCGGGTGACGCACTATTAAAAAATATCGACTTTGTTAAAGGTAATAAATCTCAAGCAGGTGTACAACTAGGTAGGGTTGCTAACTCATTAAAAGAAAAGAAAGTAAACGCAATCGACCCTGTAAACTCGTTTTTTAAAGATCTTGAAGGTTTAGGTGTTAAGTTTGACGAGAACGGGAAGCCTAATTTTGAGGCGGCAGTTTTTGAAGGAACAGCACCGGCAGAGAACCTAGTAAGTAAAATCGCATTAAGAATAAAAAGGAATGAGGGATTTAGTGATACTGACGGGTTTAAAGCTCACGAGTTTAAAAAGTTCATAGACGAAAATGTAAGCTTTGAAAAGTCAGAGGGTGGGCTTAGTGGAAGAGTAGATCGAGTTGTAAAATCTTTACGTGAAGGAATAAATGAAAGCGTTAATGATATATCGCCAAACTACAAGCAAGCAAATAAGCAATTTTCAGACTCTATAAAGGTACTTGATGAGCTTCAAGATGTTGCAGGGCAAAAGTTAGACTTTAAAGGTCCTAATGCTGATAAAGCGGCTGGCGTATTATTAAGAAGTCAATTAAATAACACAGGGAAAAGAGCTAATCTGTTAACAGCAATAGGTAAGCTTGAAGATACCGCTAAAAAATACGGCGGCGACTTCGATGATGATGTATTAACTCTTTCTATATTTGCAGATGAGTTAGAGTCTATATTTGGCTCAAGAACAAGAACAGCTATTAGAAACGAAGCCAAGAAGGGTGGTATTGATGCTGCTATAGATATATCTCAAATGACTGCTTTCGGTGCTGCTGCGATAGGCGCAAAACGATTAAATAAAGCGAGGCAGGGAATTAATGAAAAAAACCAGCTTAAGGCAATTAAAAAGCTATTAAGGCAAAATTAACTATTTGATGTGGCAATGCCGTAAACGATACCGGCAACAACTTGAAGCGCGATATAAATTAAGATGGCTGTAATCATGATAAAATACCTTTTAAATAAAATTAGTATAGCACAACATAGAGGCGCTAAATAATGGCACGCTTTCCAAATCCAATTACAGATTTAAAGCCCAACGGAAGTTTGCGGTTTTTTAAATCAGGAACCAACACCACCTTAGTGACTTATAAGGATGAACTAGAAACACCAGGACTTGAGAATCCCATCATCGTTCCTGTACTCCCTAACGGCAATGTACAAAACGTTTTCTTTAGTGGTTCAGCTAGAGTTATTTACCTTGATGAATTCGATGTTCAATACGCCGAACGCGACCCGGTAGGTGGTGAAAAACAGCTAGGTGACTTTACACTGTGGGACACTACTGTAACTTATGACCTAAACGACATAGTTGAAGGCTCAAATGGTCGCTTTTATCAGTCATTATCTAACGGCAACCAAGGCGATGACCCTACTTTAATAGCTTCATCATGGAAAGAGATTCGTTTTATAGGCGTTTACAATGTCAATGTTACTTATGCGATAGGTGATATAGCACAAACCACTAATGGCAATCTATGGAAAGCGATTGTTTCAACAGTAGGTAACGACCCTAGCACAGATAACGGCACAAACTGGCTACCAGCTATTGACGGCGCTAAAATACCATCAATAATCGCATTAACTTGGATTACTAAAACATCTAACTTTACCGCTATTAGTGGCGAGTCATATCAAATTGACGCATCAACAAATACTGTTGATGTGACTATACCGGCCTTAGTCGCTAATAATGATTTTACTTTTCACGTTGAAACAGCATCAACATTTAAGGTTCAGGTATTAAACCCTAGCAATACAATTAATGGGCCTGGCGGTGTTATTGCTGCTGGCACTGACGTAGAGCTAGAGCCTAGCAACTCGGTTCAAATTGGTAGCTAAATCAATTTCAATTTTAGAAATAGTAGGGGCACAAACATAATGGCTAGTGAATTATTAAGTTCAGTTACAGGTGGCGGTGGGGGTGGCATTAAGCTCGCCCCTGATTTGACATTTCCCAGCTCTATAATTGGCGTTGCTGGCTATACGAGGATATCGGGTATAGATGGTTCATCGGGGTTAACCCCTGCGCTGAGTTTGTCGGGAAAGTTTGTAATAGACCTGTTAGAATTTTCATCTCTAGCCTCTGAAACTATGACGTTTAGATTAACCGTTGATACTGTCCCGATTTGGGATGATACATTTACAGCGCCTGCAACTCTACTATTTGAACCGAGTTGCTAGGCTCTAGCTCTACGTCAGTGCCAGCAGCAATAACACCGCCAGGCCCATTAATTGTATTGCTAGGGTTTAATACCTGAACCTTAAATGTTGATGCTGTTTCAACGTGAAAAGTAAAATCATTATTA